AAAATAACATTCGGATGTATATACTTAACCATAAATCCATTATCTATTAATTTATCCATAATGTATGATATACATGCCCCTTGGTCATATTTAGGTACTCCAATCATTATTTCAGGAACAGCAAACCAACAATATTGAACATCGAGTCTTTGTCTAGAAGTTATTTTAATTTTTGTATGAACTCTGTTTAATAATTTATTAAAAATTTCTAATTTACTCAAATCGTAGTTCTTTTTTTTTTCATATAATTCGTCTATGTTTATCTTTTCGTTAAAATTACTCATATTGTTTATGTTAAAAACATGCGACATTATAGATTATATATAATTTAAAATATAAAAAAATTAAATATAAAACATAATTATTATTATTATGACTACTATAAAACATATAGTAATAAATGGTGGAGGTCCTAATATGTGGTATATGTATGGAGCTTTAAAGCATTTACATGATGAAAAGGTATGGAAATTGGAAGATATAGAAAATATTTATGCTACATCTGCCGGCGCCTTATTATTAACAATTATTATTTTAATTAAAGATTGGAAAAAAATAGATAATTTCTTAATAAATTGTACTTGGAACAATTACATAGATACTTCAATAGATAAAATCTTTGTATTGTTGAAAAAAAAAGGAGTATACGATAATAAAATATATAAGCAGATAATGAAACCTTTATTAGAAATGAACAATTTATCCGTAGATTGTACTCTTAAAGAATTTTATGATTTCTCTAATATAAATATTTTTTTTTACGCTAGTAATTTAAATAAATTTACTTATTCATGTATTTCAAATATTAATCACCCTTCCATACCATTATTAACCGCTCTACAGATGACAAGTGCCGTTCCTCCTATTATTGAGCCTGTATTATATGATAATGAATATTATTTTGATGGAGCTTTATTTTATAATTATCCTTTAAAACCTTGTTATGATAATGAAAATGTAAATCCAGATGAAATATTAGCGTTTAAAAATATGACTGGTTCATGTAGCAATTCTTGCGAAATGACTGAAAATGATACCTTTTTTGATTATATATCTATCATATTTAAAAATTTTATATTAAAAAGTGATAATATTGCTATTCAACCAAAAATAAAAAACGAAATTCACTTAATGTTTAAAAGTACTATAAATTATGAATATTGGAATAAAATTTTAACAGATAAAAATTATAGAGAACATATAAAACAAGAAGGAATAAATTGTGCTAAATTATATCTACTTTATTCCTGAAGTTTTCCTAATTTAACCTTTAAAAATGCTCTTAATGATTCATCATTTATTTTAGCATCTAATTCTACTGTTTTACCATCTGCATTAAATAAAACAACGCTTGGATATCCATCTGGCTTATATTCACTAATCATTTTTTGTATTCCAGTACTACTATTAGAATAGTGTTTATCATCATCATATGAATCTTTCTCAGGATTAAAATTTCTTATATGTAAATTATATTCACCCCATTGCCTATTATACATATCACCGCCTTCTTTAAACCACGTATCAAAAAAGTCCTGTTCTCCTAATTTACAACAATGAGGGCACCAGTCTACCGAATATAAATATAAAAACGCGTCATTATTTCCAACTTTATTATCGGTTGTCGTGTCTACATCCGTAAATTCATTATTAGATACATAGTCTGGATATAATTTAGGCTCTACAAAATAATAATATACATATATAGATATTCCTATTAAAGTTAACAATAAACATATATATGCAATCCATTCTGGTTTACTTGTAAGAGTACTGATAAACGATGTAATCTCTTCCATACTTATAATAATATATATATATATTAATTCAATAACATATATACGAATTAATATATAAAATTAGTTTAAATCTATTTTATTATGATACTTTATGTGGATTAGAAATAAAAGCAACATTCTTGTTAAAATAAATAAATTAGATTATTTAACAGATACCGATTATTATAATGCTATTATACAACAAAAATTTAATTGCGTTATAAAACAATCTAATAATAGTAAAGATAGAATAAAAGATTTAATTGGATATAAAAATTCCTAAAAAAGAATTTCTAATTGTATTATATCTATGACTCGTAAAACAAAAAAGAATAAAAAGAATAGAATATTTTCTAAAAAAAATTATAATAGCGGAGATGGTATGCTAACAACAGTATGGGGTCCCAGTATGTGGCATTATTTACATACTATGAGTTTTAACTATCCTATAAAGCCTAGTTTATATCATAAAAAAAAATATCGTGAGTTTATATTTAATTTACCACATACATTACCTTGTAAATATTGTAGAATCAATTTAAAAAAAAATTTAAAACATCATCCCTTGAAAGCATGCCATTTAAAAAATAGAGATGCGTTTTCTAGGTGGGTTTATGAACTACATGAATTCGTTAATAAAATGTTAAAAAAAAAATCAGGTCTTACTTACTGTGATGTTAGAGAACGATATGAACATTTCAGAGCACGCTGTAGTAAAAAAAAAAAATATAGTAAATTATTTAATTTTAAAAAAACACGAAAAGAAAAAGGCTGTACAGAACCTTTATATGGAAAAAAAGCAAGATGTATTATTAAAATTATACCACAAGAAAAAAAATGCAAAACGATGCAAATAGATAAACAATGTATAAAAAAAAAACTTTAGTGTATTTACCTTTTATTAATTTTGAAATTCGCTAAAATCTGTTAATACTGGTTTAGGTAAATATTTATCTAGAACTTCTGGTGTATTAATATCATAGTTTGGTACTTTTTTACAATCAAAAGATGGTTCTGGGCACCTAGCACACGGTGGGCAGGGAGGGCAGGCGCTTTCCTCTTTATCACCACATGATCTAGGACATACTGGAGGAACTATTTGCGATTTTAACATATACGCATCGCTATCCATACCTTCTTTTCCCTTTTTTTCTTTTTTTTCTTTTTTTTCTTTATTATGCGACATACCTTCTACTAAAGGGTTTACAAAAGGAGATACTAAAGGAGCAATAATTAGAAAAAATACAAATAACATAAATAGATGAATCACTTTTAGTTTCATATAAAGTATATATGGAAAATAATTGAAAATAAAAATATAATTATCTAATATATTAAATGAAATCTACTATAAATAATATATTAAATACATCATACTACATAGAAAATAAAGACCCATTAACTATTGAAATTGGTATAGATGAGGCCGGAAGAGGACCCATGTTCGGTAGAGTTTATGCTGCCGCAGTTGTTTTACCTAAAGATAACACTTTTAAACATGAATGGATGAAGGACAGTAAAAAATTTCATTCAGAAAAAAAAATTAATGAGGTTGCTAACTATATTAAAGAAAATTCTATTGCATGGTCCGTTTGCTACTCAGATGAACGTGTTATTGATTCTATTAATATTAGACAGGCAACCCTTAAAACTATGCATATGTGTATTAAAGATATTATTAGTAAATTATCTGAAATTCATAAAATTTCTTTACTTCTTGTAGACGGAAATGATTTTAAACCTTATTTGCTATATGATAAAAAAATAAATTCATATAATCAAATTAATCATATTTGTATTGAAGGCGGTGATAATAAATATACATCTATTGCAGCAGCTTCTATACTGGCTAAGGTAGAAAGAGACTTATATATAAAAAATATATGCGAAGAACATCCAGAATTAAAAGATAAATATCAAATCCATAAAAATAAAGGATATGGGACAAAATATCATATGGAAGGGATTCGTAAACATGGAATCACTATATGGCATCGAAAAACGTATGGTATATGTAGAGATTATACAAATTCGTCCATATCTAAAATAAATGACGATATGTAATTATTCCATAGCTTTTTATTATATTCTCCACGATATATGGTTGGTATTATTTCAAACATATACTTCTTAAAACTTACAAAAATATCTATGCTATTGTTTTTAGAATTATGCACATTAGTTTCAAAATAATTATACATATATCTAGTAGCTTCATGTGGATTTAGTTTATCTATAACAATACCATTATTGTCAAGAAATGTTTCTCCCTGACACGTTTCTTTCCAGCATACTTCATGTAAATTCATTGGTTCTCCAGTAGCTATATTTTGAAATAGAATGGGTTTACCATTTTTATAACCAATAATGGTATTTCTATAAATTGATTGAGCTATTATTGGAGTAGAATTCGTCGATTCTTTTTTTGATTCCATTTTATTATAAGTATTTTATGTCTTACTTTTATTTCAATTTTTAAAATTGAAATAAAAATATTTAAATGTTATAACTTTAATAAAATAAAATGAAAGTTCTTGTATTCGATACGGAAACAAATGGATTAATTCCTAGAGATAAAAATATTGTATCTGAAAATCTACATTTGATGCCTTATATTGTTCAACTAAGTTATATTTTGTTTGATACCACTTCTAAAAAAATAGTCATAGACCAAGATTTTATTATTAGAGTTCCAGATGAGGTTGAAATAAGTAAAGAATCTTCAAATGTCCATGGAATTACAAAGGAAATTTCTAATCGTGATGGTATCTCAATTGTTGATGCATTAGATAGTTTTAATATATCTTTAACTAAGGCTGATATAATTATTGCTCATAACATAGCTTTTGATACAAATATGATATCTATTGAAAGTCTTAGAAATAATATGGATGTTAGAAGACAATTTACGCGCAAAATTAATTATTGTACTATGAAAAGAACGGTAGAATTATGCAAAATAACTGCGGTAAATAAATATAATAAACAATATTATAAATATCCTACATTAACACAATTACATGAATTTTTATTTAATGAAACTCCTTTGGGAACACATAATTCCATGGCAGATGTATTTATTTGTTTACGTTGCTATTTTAAAGTAAAATTTGAGGAGGATTTATGTAGCTTCACAGGATTTAAAAGAAGTTTCTATAATATTTGTAAATAATCTAGTTTTTCCTTAATCTTCGCTCTCGTTTACTTTTACGCATTCTCTTTTTTTTCCATTTAGCACGCATTTATATATTTTATGTATCTAATATTTAATTGTTTTAACTATTTAATATTAATTTATAGTATAATTATATATACAATGGATACTAAGGCCAGTAATTTAATATTACATTCTCCTTTTTCAAATTATAATAGTGCATGGGATAACACTAATAATATTAAAAATCGTATGGATATCTTGTTTGATACACTGGGCGTAGTAGATGATGAATCTGCTAAAGTAGCTATAGCTAAATTTTTATTTCAATTTAATAATAAACAGGTCCCAGATTGGTTCTTTACGGTAAAAAATATTAGAAGCTTGGCGGAATACATGCGTGATGACGCTGCCAATTTTGTAAATTTAATAGATCGGGAACAATTTCTAGATGCTACTCGTGCAATGCAGAGTCTCAATAACTTTAAAGATCCCTATTCTTATGATGTACCTGATTCTTATATAGGTCAAATGGAGAATCTCACCCAAATGACCGCATTTTTGAGTAAATTTTTTGGTATTTCAGAAAAAAATGCAGGAGCATGGCAATATTATTATGGAAAGGAATGTTGGTTAATCTATAGATTTTTGGGTGATATAATGAAAGATGGACTTGTTAAAGTTAATGATACCGATAGTAATGATAATGTTGTGGCATCTTCGAAATGGTTGAAAGATGTTTTAAATTATATTTTTGATAATTGTTATAGACCAGATATTAATTATATTGCTAGTACAGCAGGACTATCGTTGTCGGACTTTTATAAGCAGTCTCACCGAGGTATTATAAATATTATTTTAAATGATATGGGACCCCGTTATCTGGCTGATAAATTAGTTCTACCAAATATCCCAATCACTGACCAGAACAAGCCTTTTCCGTTAAATCTTCCAGAAAGTTTAAAAGATTTTGATAAAATACTCGGGGCCAAAAAAGTATTCAATCTTAATGCAATTCGAGACTTTTTTTTACCACCTAGAATCAGAGATACTAGATATGGATTAACCGAGGATGAAGCAAAAAAAGTAGATACAAAGGGCAAAGACGACTGGATTTTGAAAAAAGAAGGGACTGGTACTACTATAAAAGAAATGATAGATAGAGCTGAACGATTGAGTAGATTTGATTTTAATGCGCATCCTTTTTATCCTAAACAATATAATTTACGAGCAAAGCTTAAAGTGAAAGACCATCCATGGTATGATGAGTGTCCAACTATTTTATTATATAGAAGAGAAGCGGGGGCTTCTCTTAGTAATTTCGTTGAAAAAAATTCCAATCCAAAGGAATTTGTTTTTCCTGCTATTGATACTGCAACAAAATCAAAGTTTAACCAAACCACACAAATAGTGTATCCAGACAATGATGAATATCTTTTTATTCCTTGCGAAATGTTTCAAGATCTTGGGTGTGGACCATTTATGTGCGTATATGTTAAAGGTAAGGGGCTTAAAAACAATATACCGTTATTTGAACTTTTTATTCAATATGGATTATTTAAAAACCCAAATACAGGACCGAATCAACCTGAATACCAGTTTTCCACAATATACGAAGAAGAGTTTGGTGGTGGTAATGATAATCATGCATTTAAAGATTTAACAAAAGGAAATGTCGAAAAAAATGAGGACCTTAAAAGACTTATCGGTGAACTGGAAAATAAGGGAAACAATAACCTTTCGCATATACAAGAACTTGAAAAAATTGAAAAAATAATACAAATAGCAATTACCAAAGAGTTAGGTGATGTGTTGGAAGTACTTTTTCTTTATGGAAGATGTAAGGCGCAATATTTATATTTTGTCGAAAGAGCTTTAAATAACATGTTCTCCGACGAGAAAGAGATTGATGAGGACAATTCGAAAGTAAAAACCGCTATGAAAAATGCTAAACGTAATTATGATAATTGGATAAAAGCAGTTAGAATGATAACTACAGATAGGGTAGTATTTCTTTTATGCGTAGCATTAAAAATACCATGTATAGATAGTGGCAGAAGAGAAGGTCTTACCAAAGGTACTACTAATGTAGATAGTTTTATTCCTGTAGAAATGAACAACATGGATATCTATAATGATTATTATGGATTACTTTCTAATGAAATTACTACATGTCGTAAAGATTTAGTATTACATTTAAATGCATTAGAAACTTTGTCTTTTCGCCAAACCAAAGTGGTTTCAGCAGAACCTGTAGAACTTTCTACCGGAAATGCATTTAGTAAACAGGGAGAAAAGTCATTTTTTCTAGGATATATTTATAGTAAGGAACGCGACGGGGCTCTAAAAGACAGTGATATCGTTGAAGTTCCTGGTTCTACAATAGGTAAGTTAAAGCAATATCAAATCCCTTTAACAGAACATCAACTTGAATATGACGAAAAAACAAGCAAGGAAACAAATCTATTATGTTTTAAAATTGCTATGCTTGGCAATAATGTTGATGCAATGCAACGTGAAAAAACTACGAGTAAAACTTTTATAAATAGAATAAACTGGCATAAAAGAAGAAAAATTTCTTTACATAAACTTGCAACCCAACGTTTAATACAGCTAATGGATACGTTGAAAGTTGAGATACAAGGTGTACAGGCGGGCGTGGATTGGAATATGGGGGCACCGTTTCAATTATTCGACTTTAATGGTAATTTAGAAAATTTATATTGGAAATATTATCATTTTCTTTATA